TTTCTAATAAAGATTTATCATATTGAATACCTTCTTCAAAATCATCATCTTCAGTTAATAAATGACCATAACCTATTGTGGATTTACCTAATGAATCTGAATAAACAGTATTTCTAAAACCTTCATTCTTTTTAATTCTATCTTTAACTGCTTGGTAATCCATTTTACTTAATGTCTTTAAAAGAATCTTTACTTGTGAATGGAGTTACTAAATCTTTTAGATCAGCAAAAGACTTATAACATTTTTGTTCTTTTCTTTTCTTATTATATTTATTTTGTTCAATTGTAAGTTTATCTTTACTTACTAATTCTTGATTTTCTTTTAAGTCTTTTAAAGTATCTTTTTGTTCAATAATCATTAACTCAACGCCAAGTTGTTTTTGTTTTTCATTTGGAGATCTGTGAATATTATGATTGTTTTTTTTACGAAATGATTTTGTTTTAACATCTATTAATCTTACTGTACCATTTGGTTTAATTGCAACCAAGTCAAAGATACATTGTGGGTCAATTGACTTTGCAACCATATATCCTTGTTTGACAAGAGAACAAATAGCTTCATATTCTGATATAGCACCTATTGCACTTTTACTTAATTGGTTAACACTCTTACTATGAGATCTGCTAATGCCCCTATACTTAGTGTGACGACTAACCATAACACCTTATATATAGTATTGATCTTATCTTCAATGTGTTTTAAGTGATTATTCATTAATAAGTCAATCTTTTGATCCACTAGCTTAATCTTTCCGTTTAATATTAGGATCTGTTCGTTGTTTCTTTGAGACTGGGACTTCATTTTATTTTATTTTTTTTGCTTCCTTTAGAAGATTATCAATATAATCCATACCAACTACATCATTTAAGATTCGTCTAGTATCTTTGTCTAAAGCATTTATTTTTACTTGCATAAGATATGGTGCAAGACTTGTATCTAATTGCATTTCTTTTTTAGCTTCGGCTTTAAATTTTTCTAATGATTTTTGTACTATTAAACTTTTAAAACTTTCAGTCATATTTTGATACTGAGGAGTTGAAACAATACCAGATAACCCAAAACCAATAGATACAGCAAGTTTATCTTTATAAGCTCTATCTAATTCTGGTATTCCAGTTGATCTAAATATTTCTCTTTGTTCAAAACCCAATCTATCTAATTCTTTTTCTGCAGGATTTTTAGGCGGAATAAAAGATAATCCTGTAACCTGTGTTAATAATGGATCTTCTTTATAAATTGGAGAAGCTCTTGGTATTCCATTTTTATCTATAATATAAGATGTTGGAGAAGTTAATGTTGGTAAATTAGAACCTGGAAATCTTCTAGTAAATGCTCCAGTAAATTCAGCTCCGCCTGTTTCTTTAACAGCTCTAGCTTCTGGAAAAAACTGAGCATATACATCAGTAAAGTTTTGGAATGGAGTTAAATAACCTGCGGCAGTTTCTCCTAATAATTTTTGTACTCCACTAATCATAGATTCTTTATTTAATTTTGGATCTGTAAAATAATTAATTAATGAATCAACCAAATAAACACCTGTTGTTCCTCTTACACCAAACAACACAGAAGCTATTCCCTTAACATCTAAGTTTCTAAGAGTTCCTTCTTGGTATCTTTTAATAACATCTCCTAAAAATAAATAAGAAGCAAATGGGTTGAATGGTCTTACATCAACTGTTCTTTCTCCAACTTTAAATTCATACCATTTTTCTCCTGCATAAGATTGATTACGCAAAGCATAAGCTGCTAATATCATTCCTGTTCCAAGAGTTGCTTTGCTTAATACAGATGTATTTCCTCTTGACAGCTCTGCTCTTGCACCCTTGCTAAGAAAACTTAGTATTCCAAGTGGACTGTAATCATATTGAAACTTAACTGCGTTCATTAAGAATCTAGGAAATGGAATTATATTTGTAAGAAGAAATGGAGCTGAGTTAACAACTTCAATAAATTTTGCAGCAAATCTATCAAAGCCACCTTTGCTAGCATTAAAATCTTTTGCGAATGTTGTGTCTAATGCTTTATCAATTGCAACAGTAATTTCAGATGGTCTTAATAAGTTTAATTCACCATCTCTTGTTAACTGTTCTAATGTTTTATTTTTATAAAATTTACTATTCGCTTTAACAGCTTCATCTAATCTTGCTAAGAACACAGCTCTTCTAGTTATATACTCTTGAGTTTTATTAACTATATTTACTAAATCAACACCACCCTCAACTTTATTTAGAATACCTTTTTTGTTTGCAAGACCAGATGTATTTTTAACATCAGAAGCATAGTTTAAAAATAATCTTTCTTTTTCTTTAGGAAAAATTTCAAATATTTTATTAGTTAATGTTTTAATTTCTTTGTGAATTTTTGGATTCCATTGAGTAAAATTATTAATTAATCCTTGAAAATGACTTAATGGACTAACAGCACTTTTATCAAATTGTATTTTGTCTTTTGCAAATGGTCTAAGCGCTTGTTGCAAAGCCAAGTCTAATCCTGACTGCAATGTTTCTAGTCCAACTCTAGCGCTTTGAGATACATAGTTACGAACAGAAGTTGAAAGTCTTGACACCAACAAACCTTTACGAATGTTATCTAATCTTTTTAAAATTCCCAATGTTCCAGAACCAGTTTCAAAAGTTCCATTTGGATCTAGTCTCTGTTTGTATGCTTTTGCTAATTGTGAAAAAGCATTTAGTTCTTTAGCAGACTGTCTAACGCTTGGATAAATATAAGATGTAAATTCTTCAGGTGTAATTTTATTATTTTCAGCAATACGACTTATAATACTTGGAACATCATATTTACCAGATTGCCATAATTCTTGTATTTGTAGTGATATTGGTTTTTTTTTATCTAATATAATATTTTCTTCTTGAAAAAATTTAAGTGCAGCATCAGTAATCTTTTTTGTTGTCTCAATTGGTAATGCTGGATTTCTTTGTAATGGAGAAGTTGGTTCTATAATAGGTTCAATTTTTGGTATTGCTTGTGCAGTAGTTTCAATAATTGGTACTTCTGTTTTAGGTAATTCAATTTTAGGAACTTCTGCTTTAGGAATTTCTATTTTAATTTCAGGAATACCTTGAGAAATCTTTTCATTAGTAGCTTTTATTTCATCTAATACTTGAGTTCTTTTTGCAACATTACCTGGTTCAAAAGAATCTCCAAGAATAATATCATTGTTTTCTTTAATTACTTTTATTTCATCAGCAAGAACCCTATTAACATTTTGAATAACTTCTTTTCTTTGGTCAGCATTTTCTTTTGCATATTCTATAATATCACCAAATTCTTTCCCTGTTTTTTCACTTTTAAGAATACCTTCTTTTTTTGGAACTGGTTTAAATCCTGCAGATCTTCCCATCCATTCCATTAAACCAATGTTTAAATCTCTTGTTAATCTTGCACCTGAATATTCTCCGCTAGTATCATTCCCTGTAACTTTATATAATGTATTTAAAATATCACCTGAAAGACCAGTTGCAATTAATCCAACAGAAGTACCTGTTCTAATGACCCCTTCTAGTGCTATTGATCCTGTATCAAGTAAATAATTTTGTACTTTTCCTAATAATGTATTATCTGGATCTCCAAGTAACCATTTTAATTTATCTTTGTTTTCTTGGGTAACTCTAAAATCTTCTTTCCAAACATCTTTTAATTGATTAATTGTTATTGAAGAAGATGGAGTATCTGCGAAAGGATCTTTGATTATAGTTGTTGGTTGATCTCCCTTTTTCTTACCAGCAATAATATCTGCATTACTTAAATTACCAAATGCCTTATCCAAAGCAGTTTGTTCTTCTAATGGTTTTTCAAATGGATCAATAATATTGACAGAACCCTTTTGTTCAAAAGGATCTATAATTTGCGTAGCCATAATAATAATTATTTATATTTATCTGGATATTTTTTCTTTAAGAAACTTTCAATTTCAGCATCTGTAGCACTAGGATTTGTTTTTTTAACAGTTTGAAAATCAGATGTTGATTTAATATCTGTAGGCGCAGTAGGAGCTGGTGTTACTTTTTGTGTTTGAGCAAATTTACTTAAATCTCCACCTGATAAAGCAAGTAATTGAGAAACAATATCTTGATTTCCAGCTATTTCTTTATTGTATAAGTCTTGTTTAACTTTAGATAATTTTCCAAATGCATCTTTAAATTCAGCTGCATTTAAACCCTGTAATTCACTTGCAACTTTTAATGCTTCTCCACTAAGTGTTGGAGTTTTAGGTGTTAATAATAATTTCATTGTTTCTTTTGGAAACGCTTTAAATAATGGTTTGTATTGTTCAGGAACTTGACCAGCAAATTCATCAATTGCTTTTTGTTGTTCTTGTTCTTTAGTCATTGCTGTTACAGCAGACGATACTTTTAATCCTTCAGTAAAAGCCGGTAATATAGATTCACCAATTCTTTTACCTTGAGTACCAGCAGATATTAAACCTAATCCTGTTAATGCTTCTGGGCTACCAAGTAATCCCATTAAACTTAAAGTGTTATTTGTTTTTCTATCAGAACCTAATAATGATTTATTTTGTAATCCCATATCTTGTTCCAACCCACCGTCTATAGATGTTGATTCAGTTAAACCAAGTTGGTCATTCATTCCATAACCGTAATATTTTTTTAATAATTCTGTTAGACTGTCCATTATATTAATCCTTGTTGTTGTAAGTAGTTTGAGTAAATGCCTGCTGTTCTTGGTTGTTGTGTTCCTAATAATCCTTGTGGATATAAAATATCATTTACACCTTGTTTAGCAGAATTATAAGCATTAAAAATAGTTTGACCTGTACCATACTGAGGAATATTGCTTTGCGGAATATTCATATTAACTCCTGCTACTTCTTGTTTAGGAATTAAAGCATTAGTTACTGTTCCTAATAAAGCTGACATTCCTAAAGTTTTTGCAATATCTCCAGGTGTTTTTGGAATAAATGAAGTTAAAAAATCTGTTGGTGTAGATGGAATTATATTTCCTAAATATCCTGCTAAAGGATTAAATGAACCACCTGCTCCAAATATGCCTTGTGTTGCAGTAGGAACTGCACCTTCAGCAATTGCTTGTGCTGTTAATCCTGGTGTTGAACCTAATAATGTTTGAGTCAAACCTGTTCCACCTGTATATGCTGCGGCGCTTGCTGCTTCTGCTGCTGCTATTTCTGCAGCTGTTGAAGAACCAAATGTTGCTGCCGCTGCTTCTCCTGCAAGAGCTTCTCCAGCTAATAACTCTCCTGCTAAATATGGCACTCCAATTAAAACTGCAGCTGTAGCTAATGGATTGTCTGTAACTGTATCAATAACGCTACTAATTGTATCACCTACAAAATTTGCAACTCCACCCATATTATATTAATCCTAATAATCCTAAACCTGCTGCACCAAGTCCACCATAAGCAGCACCTTGCCCAGCAGATACTCCACTAAATATACTTGGTAAAAATTGTGATCCTAATAATGCGCCACCTAATCCTAATGTTAATGGATTAGATTGAGATTGTGTATCTCTAATTTGTGTAGGCAATCCTGAAGCTATTGGAGAAACAAGACCAGCATATTGTTGTAATGCTTGAAATGGTGCTTGTTGATATTGTCTTTGTAATTGTTCTAATTGCTGACCAGTAGTAAATAAACTTGGAACTGCTTGAGCAACTCCTAATTGATTTTGTCTTTCTTGACCATAAGATTGGAAAGCATAAGGTAGAGCTTTTTGTGCTACAATATCTGCAACTTGTTGTTGAGACATAGGAGAACCTGGAGTTCTTCCAGCTCCAGAAAATTGTTGAGCAACTGTTCCATATGCTTCTTGTCCAGCTTGCTGAATTATTGGAGATAAAAATGGATTAAGATAATTACCAGCTAATGTACTTGCTAATTGTTGTGCGCCAGCAGTACCTAATGATTCTTGAATTCCTAAACCAGTTAATGTTTGTTCACTTGGAGCAACATAAGGAGACGTTGCACCTTGCTGATATAATGTTGATGCGTTTGCTAAAATTTGATTTAATGCTGGTTGAGCTGGAGCATAAGGATTTACTGATGTAACTGTAGTTCCTGATCCACCGCCACCGCCGCCTAAAAATGACATATTATTTTTCCTCTGTTTTTAAGTTTTTTTCTAATACTACATGGGTTCTATAGTACTTATGTTTATCAAGAATCTTTTGCCAACCTGGTCTTGCAATTAATTCCATGCAATCGCATCCTTGATCTATAGCAAAATTTTCTATCTTTACAATTAAATCTTGCCATTGTTGTCTATTCTTACCTGTAACCATAGGTAAATGTAAGACTTTTTTAATGCTTCTTTGTATAATTTGTGAGAGAACAAGTCCATTAAATTGTTCATCTACATTAGGTTTTTTCTCATCCCAAATAATCCAAAGTTGTAACTTACCGTCTTTTATTAAATCTTTGTAATGGTCAGTATGGTGATGACTTCCAGAATATATTAAAGCATTTCTAATATACTCTTTAACTAAAATCCAAACTGATTCTATTTTTTCTTTTGGTATTCTAATAACATCCATTAATACTGAACATGTAAAACTGATATAACTCCGGTAACTGTATTAGCAGTTGCTGCCTGAATCTTTATTAAATCACCAGCTTCTAAAACTATACTACCTTTAGCAAAGTTCTCAGTAGATCTAGCTGCCATTGTTATATGAGCTATTTCATACTCAACACTTGCAGATGTATCAGTAACATAAATTTGTACGTTAACGTTACCAGATTCATTTGTTAACTGAATTGTTTTAACTATTGCAGTTGTATTGGCAGGGACAGTATAAATAAGAGTTTTGTTTGTAGTAGTTAAATCTACAAAATAACTTTTATATGTATTAGCCATTTACTTTTTTTTTTTGAAACCCATCTTCATAAAACTATATGCTTTTTTAGATATAGTTGATTTAGATTTTGGTCTGGATATTCCTAATTTTTTACGTCTATTAATGTTTGCGTATAAACCTTGTTGTTTCATTTTATTATTTTATAAATTTATTTTTTATTGATTCTACAATGTTATTTATCTCATTGTTGAATTTATAACCAATAAATATACCAACTGTTAAACCTATTATTAGTATAATCATATTATTCTCATTTGTTAATAAATTCTAGTTCTTCGTTAGTATAAGGGATCATTCTACTATATCCCAAGATAAAGTTTGTTCGTTCCAACGATATTTATTGTCATCTATTGGCATAGCAACTGGTGCATTCCAAAGACAAGTATCTTCGTTTAATATCCAAGAGTTAAAAGGTTTAGGTGCTATAAAAGCATCTCTTGTTTGATCGTATTGAAATCCGATACCAGCAAAGTTTTTTCTAATATTATTATTGTATGAAGTTTGTTTCCAAACATCTCTAGTATTATAAAGTTTATTAATAAAATCTACTCCAGCTTGTTCAGTAGTAGCAATATCATTAGATACTACGATTACTTGTTCAACTATATTTCCTGTTCCTAATTTTGCAAAGTGTGCCATAAATTATCCTGTGTATGTTCCTGATGCGTTAAATACTATAACTTTATCTGAACCATCTGTTGTAACTGTTGGAGAACCAGTTGTAGTTCCTGAATAGAATGCTGTTGGCATACGAAGAATAACTACACCAGAACCACCAGCTCCTGATGTGCTAACTCCACCCCATCTTGCACCTCCGCTACCAGTATTAACTGTTCCTGCAGTTCCTTCATTTCCATTAATAATTGCTCCACCGCCACCAGTTGCTGCTGTTGCACTATCTGCAGAACCACCACCTGCTCTTGCAACTGAAGTACCAGTAATTGAAGAAGATAAACCATCTCCACCTTGACCAGAACCATCTGTTTCTCCAGCTTCTGCCGCTCCACCACCACCTGTATCGCCAGAACCACCTCCACCATTAAATCCTTGATTAGCAGTTCCTAAGCCATTTCCACCTCCACCTGAACCACCATTTCCTCCATTAGCACCAAGTCTTCCACCTCTGCCACCAGCTATAGAAGTTATTGTAGTAATTCCTGTTCCTGATATTGAACTGTCATTTCCGTTGTTACCAGTTCCTATCGCTGTAGCTCCTGCACCACCTGCTCCAACGGTAACTGTATAAACTGTTCCTTGAGATAATGTTAAACTTGCTTCACTACTTCCTCCACCACCTGATGTTTCTGTTAAATATGAATTTCTATATCCTCCTGCACCACCACCACAACCATTTGAATATCCACCAGAACCTCCACCAGCGATTACTAAAAAATCTGCTGAATAAGTTATTGGTGATAAAGCAACTGTGCCTTCATTAACTCCTGAAGAAGCAACCCAACCTTGAGTAGCATCTATATAAGTTATAATCACACCTTCTCTATTTGTATTTAAAAGTCTATTTGATGTTGAACTATTAATTTTTAATCCATTTGGTGATAATGTAATTGCGTTTGTAGCAAAAGTTCCTGCGTAATCTACTATAGCAACTTGATCTCCAACAGATGGAGAAGCAGGAAGTGTTACTGTAAATGCAGCTGAAGTTGTATTACAAGGATAACCTCTACCAGCAGATGCTGTAAATCCTGTTGTTTGAACTGATTGCCAAGAAATTAATCCTGATAATCCTGAAGCAAGTTTAGCAGAAGTTACTGTACCATCGCTAGGAGTACCTATTGCAAGTACATCACCTAATAC